TCCGCCACATACACATCGAAATAGGAGCGCAGCCGCTCGGCGGTGGTCTTGATAGCCTCCGCAGCGTCGCCGTCATAGCCTATCACCACCGTTTCCACGCCTTTCCGCTGTATCTTGTATATCTGCACATCGGAAATCTTCTTGCCGAAAGTGGCGACAACGACTATCCTGTGGTTGTCATACAAGTGCAGCTTCCTCGTCAGGGCGATAGCGTCAAAAACGCCTTCCACCAATATCACGGTGTCGGTTTCGCCTTCCTTGATAGCGTCATAGTTGTACAGCAGCTTCACAAAGTCGTTGTCGGTGCTGTTGTTGTACCGCCTTATCTGATACTTGCCGCTGCGACGTGCCTTGCGGTTATAGTCGTCAATGGCTTGCTTGTCCCAGATATGTCTTGCCACATATCCCGCCACATCGCCATTGTCTATAATTGGGAATATCACATAATCGTCAAATTTCCAGTTCAGCCCTCTTGTCGTGCCTACTGGGAAATATTCATAGTCGGCATCAACAAAGCCACGCTTGCGTAGGTACTTGTTGGAATAGGTGCGCTTGTAGTGTTCGGGCATTTCCGACACGTTCAGCGTGTCGTCCAACTCGTTTTCATCGTCTTCCATAAAAGAGAAATCATCCAAATGCTCGGCGGCATGGAGGTCAAAGGTCTCTGCGACCATCAGGTCTGTCCTGCCAATGTCCCGCAACAGTTCTTCTAATGTCCTTGTGGAATGACCGCACGAGAAGCAATGCGCCATAAAGGGCTTCTTCGTGGCGGTCTCTGTACCTATATAGATGCCGAACTTGCCGCCAGCATGACCGCAATAGGGACATATCTCCACAATGAGATTCTTCCTGCTGCCATCGGTCTTGGCGTGCAGTTCTATGGCAAGCTCGTCTATTATGTGTTGTCTGTCTTCCTTATCCATTATCTTTAGTTTTTCACTTTCTCAATGTTCATCGTCCTTACCCTGTCATAGAAGCATTCATTGTCATAATCAGTGGCTATCTTGATAGGGTCGCCTTTCTTGAAGAATCTCGATTTTGCCACATATAGCCGCATCGTGTTCTCGCGCATCTCGTTCTGACTTTGGTTCAAGGTGATGAGGTGGGTAAGCGGACGGCTCAACCCTTTCGCCTCCGAACAGTTGTACTCGGTCAGCACATTGTTCTCGTCATTGAGCCATTCCCTGTTCTCTATGGTAGCCTGATAGGTCACGACCACCCACACTTTCTCATCGCCAGCCAAGTCTTTCAAGTCATTGGCAACGGCAACTCTTTTGTGCCGCTCTCCGTTCTCAGTCCATTGCCGGCCACTGGAATCGGTAAGCAAGTCCATAGAGTCTATAATAACCACGTCGGGCGACACGCCATAGAGTTTCTTGTATTCGGCAATGCCGTCCTTGATGTCAGTGGTTGACACTTGGTTGGCGAACTTCGGGAACGATTTTATCTTCAACGTGCCAGACATCGCCTTCACCTGCTCCAGCATCTTATCCAAATCCCTATCCTTCAATGTGCCTGTGCTGTATCTGTACGAACTGCAAGCCACAAGCGAGGCGGAATAGGCATCGGTGGTCTCTTCCTCACTGCCTTCCAACTGGAAATGCAGCACATTCAAACCGTCTATCTGACAGGCGCACTTGCCTATCCAGCGGGCGGCATGGCTCTTGCCCACACCAGTAGGGGCAAGGAAGCAGGTCAACTGGGTACGCAGCTCGCGCCCCTCATTCATCTCGTCCAATCCGTCAATATAAAAGCGGGTGATGCTCTTCAACTTGGCTTCTTGGTTGTGCCGTTCCCTGTTCCTGCGGAAACGTGACTCAAAGGTCTCGGCGACATCCACAAAACTGTTGCGCTGCAAACTGAACTCGTTTTGCCATTCGGCGAACTGTTGCAGCAGCTTCATGGCCTTGTCCCTGTCTTGCTTGGCATACAGCTCGCCAATCTCCTTGTAGGTTTTCTGAAACTTCACCTGCCGCAGGTATTCCTCAAACTGCTCCAAGATGACATCGGGGGCGACACCCTCGGCACAGTCCTTGATGTCATTGAGCAGGGCGGTAACTTCCCTGTTGGTTGACACTATCTGACTGATGATGTTCAGCGTCGGGGCGGATTTGTGGGCAGCGTAATACTTGCACAGATAGCCCTGCAACACTTGGAAGTCTCTCCCAGGCAAATAGGATTTTTGCATATACCTCACCACCAATCCGCACACATAGTCGTGCGTGAAACAGGCGTAGTATAACTCAAACAAAAAATCTTCCGTCAATACATTATCTTCTCTTGTCATATTTCTTCCTGTCTTAAACGATACAGTTCTGGGTATCTTCGTGCCGTCTCTTCCTTGCAGCAATCCATATAGCGGCATTGGTTGCAAGCGTCCGACAACGGACTCCACATCAGCGTGGAGGCACAGCACAGCGCATAACCCATCTCCGTGTTGTGAAATCTTTTCTTGGTGCTTTCCTCCGCAGCCATATACACATACTTGGCTTGTGGATGCTCGCGCCTTTCGCTGATTGACGAGCAAAGAAGGCTTCTGCTCAACCCCGCCCCTTCTAACCATCTGTCCTCAACATATTTCTTCCGTTTTGAGGATAGTTTTTGGTATTTCTGAAAGGCTGTAACACCAAAGGCACTGTACGCCAATTTGTGCTGGTATGGCGAGGTACGGTTCTTGTGTATCTGGAACACGCAGTAGTCCACCATGCGCACGGTGTTGAACACGCCGCCACACCACTTCTCAAACCGCTGTATGAACTGCGACAACTGGCGTTCCATCTTGCCACCTTGCGGAAAGTCGAAGCCGTGGTCAACCAAACGGCGCGTAATCTCCGCATATACCTTCCTAATCTGTTTCTTCTGCCGTTCTTCTCTTTCCATTGCGTGTCAATAGTTGTTGTAGTTGCTGACGTGCCAAGAACAGTCTGCTCTTCACGGTCTCGATGTTGCACGAGTCCAACGCGCCGTTCTTATGCTCTATCTCGGCAATCTCTTTCAGCTTATACCCTGCCTGTTGTAGCAGCAAGGCTCGCCGATACGATGGTTTAAGCTGTTCTAAGGCATACAGTATATCGTCATCATACAGTTCCTTGTAGTTGCTGATGTCAACGATGTCGCAGTTTTCGGTCGCTTCCACGTCGGCGAACTCTTCCGCCGACTCATAGATCTCAATGTCATTGTCGCGGTTTCTTCTTTCAATATGCCGCTGTCTGCGCTGGTCCAACTCATAGACACAACGCTTGGTGACGATGTGAAGCCATGTGCGGATAGGACGGTTGGGGTCGTAGGTCTCAATATACTTGTACATATTGGTAAGCACCTCCCAGTAGTTTTCCCTCGTGTCATCGGGGTTGAACGTGTAGCGCATACACAACTTGTATATCATCCTGTCGTAGGGCATGACATATTGGTCGAAGAGTGCCTTGCGCCGCGCCGCTGTCTCATCGCTGACTACTCGTCCGTTGCCCGCTGCGCCGTGTGCCATTTCCACGCCTTCTGAACGTTAAGCATAAACAAATGATTTGCGTTCATCAATTTGTGGATGGCACAGTACTTCTTCCACGCTTCGTTGGAGGAAGTGAAATGCGCTCTTACAGCGTCATCCGATGGTTGCGGACTGCTGCCGAGATATTCGTAGAAACACCCCAACAGCGTAGCCAAATACGTCAGATGTGGCTGGTTCGCCTTCCGCTGTCTGCGCCTTTGTCGCCTTGCGTCACTCATGGCTGCTATAGTTTGTATTTTCTCACATAGTACTTGAAGATATGCACGGCATCCGCCATGTTGTCATCAACAGGTGTGATGCCCCAACGCTGCACGCAGTAGTCCATCATCTTCCGCTTGTCTGCCTTGCCATCGCCAGTAGCCCACTTCTTCACAGTGCTTACATTGATGAAGCGTGGCTCTGGCAAACCCAACTGGGCGCACAGCAGAAACAGGATGCCGCGAAACTCTGACAGCTTTCTCATGCCGATAAACTGCCCGGTAACATTCACGTCCTCCGCGATAATCAAACGGATATGGTGTTCCTCTACAAAAGCCCTTAATGTGCCATAGAACATCAAATGCTGCTCTATGGCACTCTTGCCCGCCCGCTGCGTGAAATTCCATGTGCCAGCCTCGTGGGTGGAATAATAGCCGCAGTGGGTGGCGATGTCAAGACTTAAAATCTCGTCTCGTGTGATTCTTTCTTCTGGGGTCTCATTGCTGCTCATCTATATA